GCATCACCAAAGAAAGATCCGACATTAAAGGTTGTTGGAATCACTGGCGGACTTGTTGGTGGGCATTATGATATAATAATTCTTGACGATATAACAGATAAAGAGAATTCCAGAACTGAATATAGAAGAAGAGCACTAGAAACACAATTAGATTCTGAAATAATGCCTATGTTGGAACCAGAACCATACGGAAAAATCATTTCGATAGGAACAAAATGGAGTCAGAGTGATATATACAATCATATAAGTAAGAAACCAGGTTATACATTTAATAAATATCAAGCAATGTTATATGAACCTGAAGAACTTTATACATTCGTGACTGAATTAGATTGGAACAATCTAGAAGAAGGAGAACATGTGCCGATTATAAATGATTTTATAAGTAAACTTCCAGACAATAAAAAACCAAAAGTATTATGGGATGACAAAGTTCCATATGAAGAATTAGCTAGAATAAGACGAGCAGATGGAAGTGTCGCATTTATGATGCAATATCAGAATGAGTTTGTTTCTGATATTGATGCACCAATTAAATATGATTGGATTCAAGCTGCAATTTCTAATTATAAAACCCCAGTAAGACCATATCAAACATTTATGGGAGTTGATTTAGCTTCTAAGGGTGAAGATAGTGATTACTTTACAATTGTCATTATTGTAATTAAGGATGGTTTAGTATATGTCATTGATGGGGTTCGGACTAAACAATTATCAATGTTTGAACAATTCCAGTTGATTAGACAAAAAGATAAAGATTGGAATTGCAGTAAAATAGGTGTGGAACAGGCAGCACAAGGAAAGATAATAGTTGACCAATATATGGAAATGGGGACTCTCCCAATAATTCCAATTAAGTCTTCCATTGTGAATGATAAGATGTCAAGAATTCAAAGACTTTCTGTCTTATTTGAAACGGGAAGGATATTCATTAGCGGTGATGAGAAATTTGCTCCATTAGTGGATGAATTACTTTCATATCCAAGAGGGGCTCATGAAGATTTTGCGGATGGACTTTCATTTGCTGTGATTGCTTCACAAGAATTTGAGGATGAAGGACCGAAGATAGACTGGGAATCTGTGGCAGAAATGACAAAGGGATGTTCTAAGAAGAGTGATAATGTTAAATCTGTTGGTAATAGATTTGGATTTATTAAGATATGAAACAAAAGATTTACACTAAATGTAAAGTATTGATACAACAGTTATACAATATTGATGTTTCAAAATTAATTAGGAATTAGGTGGAGGTGAACAAAATCAGCGAAATTGTTTATATTGGTTCAAAGGATATTAAGAATTATATATCTGCATGCTTCTTTGGATTAGGTAAAGAAGATAAGATAAAGATAATGTCTCGTGGTAAGAATGGTATGACTGCATTGAATGTTCTTGCAATTCTCATTAGAGATTATCTTGAGAATCCAGTATATGATATCATAGTAGGCAGTGAAAAGTTTAAGAATCCAGAAGATGATAAAGAAAGATGGGTTACTACTCTAGAGATAGAATTATCTGGACTTAAGAAAGAGAAAGATGAAAAGAAATAGAGAGGATAAATGGCTTTAAAAGATTCGATAAGTGATGGCTTAAGAAAGTTAAAGATACTTTCACCTAAAGGCACAAAGTATCTGGATGAATTTGGTACTCCGAAGACAATTGTTGTTTCTTCAGGAAAAGGTATTTTAGGTATTAGCAAGTATCAAAGAAATGAGAAAGCTTTAAAGGCATATTGGGATTATTATTCTGGTGAAGGAACTGTATTTGCAGCCATTGAAACGATTTCATGGGAAACAATGATGGCTGGATTTCAGATAACTTCTGACGATGAAGAATCCCAACGACTGATTAGAGATTTTGTACAAAAGATTAATCTTGCAAATATTCTTCTTGAAAATATTAAGTATGCCTTGATTTATGGTGATGCATTTATAGAAATAAGGAGGGATAAAGCTAGTGATATTGGGCAATTAAGGACAATTAATCCAACAACAGTTATTATTAATATTGATGATTATGGAAGGATTGAATCATATCAGCAGAAGATTGGGGGTCAAATAAGAAAAACAAAACTATCCCCAGAAGAAGTTCTTCATTTACAATTTTTCCCTAATCCAAATAGTCCTTATGGATTATCTCTTATAGAACCATCATTAGAAACCATAGAGAGAAAAGTCAAAGTTGATCAAGCATTATTTCATGCAATTCTTAGACATACAGCAAAGTATGTAGTTACAGTTGGAACCCCAGAAGAAATTCCTCCCAAAGCAGTTTTTGATAGGATTAAAACTGATTTAGAGGACATTGATTCAAAAAGCCAATTTGTTGTTCCTGGACCAATTAAAATGGAAACAATTGATGAAAGGGGAATAGTTGGAGTTGGAGAGTATTTTGATACATTTTTAACACAAGAATTGATTGGATTGTTAGCTATGCCAGAGAGTTTGGGTTTGGGCACAGGATCGACTGAGGCTACAGCTCATGTACGAGAAGTTCTTCATGAGAGAATGATTCGAGCATTCCAACAAAAAATAGCAAACCAATTAAAAGTTGAGTTATTTAATCCAGTCCTAAAGAATAATAATAAGAAAGAAGATTCTGTACATATCAAATTTAGAAGCATAACTACTGCTGATGAAGAAGGGGAATCTAAATGGCTTGGTAATTTATTTAGGGGTGGAGTAATTCCTTTTAGTTTGAATGAAATTCGTGCAAGATATGGCTACGAGAGCATAAGTGGAGGAGACAAGGTCATTGGTGCAGTGGAGAGAACACCTCCAGAAGCGAGTGCAGATTAATGGTTGATTTAGTTTGTCCAATCTGTGGGATGACATTTAGTGCATCTCCATCTAGAATAAAGAAGACTAGAAATGGAAATGTATTCTGCTCTATTAATTGTCAAATTGAGTGGCAAAGAAGAAATAGAGTCAACACAAAATGTAATGGATGTGGAAAAGATATTATGATTACAGAAAAACAGGTAGAGCAAAATAAAACTCATTTTTGTTCTGATAAATGCTATAAGAAATATGCTGTTGGGGACAAGCATCCTAACTGGAAAAGTGGGGATTATATGGAGAGTGAATTCATTTGTATATACTGTGGGAAGAAGTTCTTAGGATTAAATGCACGTGATAGAAAATATTGCTCTCCAGAATGTGGACACAAAGATAGAATAGGCAAATCGGGACCAAAGAGAGGAGCAAGAATTAAATTAACTTGTGAATGGTGTGGAGATGAATTCGAAAGATTAAAGTGCAATGTCAGAAGTGATTATAAGCATAACTTTTGTTCAAATAATTGTCAGTATGCGTGGATGAGTGAAAATACTCGTGGCGAGAATAATTGGAGATGGATTTCTGATAGAACTAAAGTGAAAAATGGAAGATTAGATATATTGAGAACATCTACTGATATGAAAGATTGGAAGTTGGGTGTATATAAAAGAGATGAATTTGCTTGTCAATTATGCAATTCAACTAAAAGTGGGATATTTAATTGTCATCATATCAAGAAACTATCTAAATATCCAGAATTGGCTTATGATATTTCTAATGGGATTACTCTCTGTAAAAGTTGCCACAAAGTAGTTACTTGGAATGAAGAAGAGTATGAGAATTTGTTTGATTCTATTGTTAATGGGTTTGAGTGTTAAAAATGAGTAAGAATAAAGAAAAGACTTTAAGAAGGTTAATGGTTCCATTCGAGTATGACAAGAAGATAATTGCTAAGGGAGATGGACGTAGGTACAACGGTGTGGAAATGTTGCATGTTGGGATTTTTTCTGATAGTATTTCTCGAAGTCCAATAAATTATAGTGCAACTGAATTGAGCAAGATACCAAATAATATTTGCAAGAAGGATGAATATTTTACATTAGAAGATGATAGAATATTCTGGAATACAGACCATGAACCAGATAAAGTTCTTAGTAGGATTGGGTATGTTCCGAATATATACTTTGAAGATAACACATTAAAGGGTGACGCATATCTTCATTGTCTTACACATGCAAGTAATGATGTACGTGTACTCATTGATGCGGGTTATGTAAATAGTTTGAGTGTAGAGATTCTCACTAATGATGAATATATTAATGGGGAAATCTGTGCTACTGACATACAA